GTAGTTGATCTGTCTGATCGTCCTTTCCAGTCGCCCCAGTTCGTCCGCTGTCAGGCCGTCGCCGGATAATGTCATGATGATTTTTCTTTCTTTTTTCATATATCGCCCCGCGTTCCGGTTATTTGCCACGAACGATCTTCTTTCTTTTCTTTCTGCTTCCGATATATTGCGCCGGATTCTTGAAATGTCGTTTCTTTGGCTGTGTCTGCGCCCGTGTGTCTGTGATCCGTCGTTTGACCTGATATCTGACCGTTTCGGCGAAATGTTCCGCTTCTTCTTCCGAATACGGCTTTCCTTTAATCTTCTGGATATAATGCATGAATTCATGCGCCGTCGTTTCGATCAGCGTTTCTTCCGGTTCTGGAATGTCTGCCGCTATGTAAATGCGATCCGTGTCTGTGTCGAATACTCCGAAACCTTTCTGCCCGTCCGGTGCTTCGATGTGATCCGCGTCAAATGCGATTATCACGTCCACGCCGTAACGATCTTCTGGATCTTCCAGATCTTCGATAATCTTCGGAAAAGCGTTTTGCAAATATAACAGTGTTTCCATGATCGTTTCGAAGTTCTCTTGAAAGTCCTTGAATTTCTTTTCGCCCGGTATCGGTTGCACTTGAAAACTAATTCTTGCCATTTACTCTCCTTCCGGGACTTGTCCGATCAGACGTGCGCCCGTTAATACCAGTTCTTTTCCCATGATCTCGTATTTCCAGTCGCCGTGAAGTCCGCATTCGCTGTCAAGTGTTCCCTGATAGGTGTCCCATGTTTTCTGTGTTTCGTTGTAAATCTGTAAAGTTACCATTTCCGTTGGCTGCTGCCGGGCGGCTTCTTCCTGTGTGTGCTGTTCTGCTGTCGTTCCCGCCATGAATCCAGAAATAAATGCTGGAACTGTTATAACTGCCGCGACTGCTGCTGCCAGAAGGAAGGATTCAATTTTCTTTTTTCTCATTTACTGCTGCTTCCTCGATTTCTATAATTTCTCTTAATACACCTTCGATTCCCGGAAGGTATTTCAGATCCGGTTTTCTTGCTTCAAAAGATTTTCGTATGCTGCTGCCAAGATATGTTCTTTTGCAAATCGCGTCCGGGTGTCTTCCTAGAAGTTTTTCTTCGATCTGCGCCGATACGAATATCACTTCCGCGTGTTCGGTTGTGATCCGTCCTCTGTGTGGTTCGATTCCCATTTTGAATACTGTGTATTTCAAGATCCAACCTTGTAGCGTTCGCATATCTTCGACAGCTTCCCGGAACGTCCGCGTTATTACAAGGATCTGTTTCATTCGCCGGATCTCCTTTCCAATGGTATCGGGTAGCCGTCAGGAAGTGCGTTTATTAACTTTTCTAACTGGATCAGTCCGATTTTCTGTACCGTGACTAAGGCGTTCGGCTGACATGTGTTTAATTCTGTCATGTTTTTATGTATGCCGGCCGTGATATCGGATCGGAAGGCGGGCGTTAATGGTTTGTAGAATGTTTCCATTTACGCCACCTTCTCTTCCATTGCGAAAACATAGTCCATTTTGTACTCCGGCATTAACGCACACGTTTTCAGTGCTTCGCCCAGTGTAAATTCTGTTCTTGCGTAGATTTTATTCTGTGCGGACTTTTCAGAGATTCCCAACAGTTCCGCATACGCTTTGATCGTGATTCCTTTTCTTTTCAGGATCTCAACTAAATTCTTATACATGGTTCATTCTCCTTTCTGTGGTGCTTTCCCTGTTTCCGTGATATAATCGCAATAGAAAGGGGGTGCGCCTGTGTTTGTTTATAATATTTCAGAACTTCTTGAGAGTTTAAAGTCTGCTCAAGACGAAGGTTTCGAATATGTTTCGCTTTCCATTCTTGATCCTGATGAAGAAGACGACGATCTGGATTGCGAAACCGTTGTTCTTGACTATGTTCATGATTCTTCCAGTAGCGAAGAAGATATGATCGATTCTGTTACTCTTCCAAAGGGCTATTCTCACTACTAATCGTTAAGTCAATTTCATATCCGTTTTTAAGAAGATGTCTCAATTTTCGGGACATCTTTCTTATTTCCTGAAGAACCGGTTCGACGTCTTCCCGTCTTTCGTCCGATGTGACTTTCAGTCTTTCGTTGCTATTTCCTTTGACTGTGATTTTCATTGTCGTTCGCTCCTTTCTGTTGATTGATTTACCATATTGAGTAAGTCTGACTTAAATATATACTCATAACGGTATTTTGTCAAGTAATAAATTACCATATTGAGTAAATGTTTTCTCTTTCACTGTTTTATATGTTTACTCTCTATGGTAATATTTTTCTTGACAACGTAAGATATTTACCTTATTATGTAATTGTAACAAAAAGAAAGGAGGTTTACGCCATGAATTTTCTTTCGAAATTAGACGCGCTTATGGCTGATAAGGAACTAAACAAAAGACAATTAGCCACTCAAAGCGGTATACCGTATACTACTATTGTTAATTGGTATAAACGCGGTTACGACAATATGTCACTGTCTAATTTCAAAATTCTTTGCGATTTTTTTAATGTTACCATGGATTCACTGGCACGTGACGATGTGGAAGAATTGGAAAAGCGCGTTCCAAAACGAAAAGGCATACATATTTCGAAAGAAGAAGAATTTCTTGTTACTTGTTATCGCGAAGCGGATAGCCTAGATAAAGAACTTGCTTTACGGGCTTTACACGCTCGCGAAAAAGGGGACGCCGAAAAAATGGCATAAAATCCCATTCGAGGAAGATTCAGGGAAATATCATTTCCCCCGACTTCTGGGATTAGTGTTCCCGCCTGCGGCGGATCACGATTCGCCGCACCTTAAAACAGTATACAAAAATAAAACGCCCACGGCGGCAACCGTGAACGTTTTAATAGATTGTTACCTGTCGACAGAAAAGGCCGGCTGTAGTAACTCCCTACCAAGTGTTATTATAGCATGGGCCTTTTTCTTTTGAAAGGGCTTATTTTTATACCCTTTTTTTAGAAAAAATAGAAAGGTTGTGTATGTTATGGCTTATGCTATGAAAGTACCTG